TCGCCGCGCCTCAATCTCTGCCGCCTGCCGCTCACGCGCGGCGCGCAGTGATTGCTTCTCCGAAACCGTTAGCGAATAGCTGTCGCGACTGCACCAGACTTGCTGGCCCCTGCCCGCCTTCCACGACCCAAACGACCCGTACAGAATGCCGTCCAACTCGGACAGCACATACCAGCCCGACGTATTCTTGCCGCGCGCCTCGCCGTCAGGCACGCGATGGATCTGGTCATCAGCCACCGCCATGCCGGACAGACGCAGACCGAACGCGGAAGCCGCGTCGGTGAAATCGCGCACCGCTTCCAACCCGCTGGGCTGCGGGCGGATAATTATCTCAGGTATTGCGACCATGGAGCCTAAAACGGAATGTCGTCGTTCAATTCATCGCGAACGCCGCCGCGCTGCTCCGCCATCCGCGAGATGACTGCGCGCAGAAACATCAGCCACTGCGCCTTATCAAGCGCCCGCAGATCCGTAATCCCGATGGACTCCAGGTATTGCCCGCCGCTCTTGCCGGCCTCCAAAATCATCGCGTTTTCTTCGTCGGTCCAATCCATCTTCTTCTCTCTCCAAAGTTCTTGGTGTTGCCTTGAACAAAACCAGCGGTCAGGCCGGCTCACCCCAATCAATCGCGGCGACCATCCGAACCCGCGCTCCGGTCGCAGGCAGACGGCGCACAGGCCGCGCGTGACACGCAATCAGTCCAACAATTTGCGGTGTATGGCTCTCCGCCCGCACTCATATGTGATGTAAAGCGGTCCAAGCTCGACCCAGCCAATTCGGCTTATAAATTCTGGCAATTTTCTGCCGCTAATCGGCGTGTCCGGCCAATACAAGCGCCAACCACGAAAGTTGCACCGCCAACTGCCTCGCCAAAACTCTATCGTTAACCTTGGCGGTCCTTTTTCATCAAATTCATAAGGCTCAGGCGGCTGCTTTTTCATCTTCCTCTCCGATAAATTTCGTTGCGCGTCACTCTTCCTCATCCTCCACCTCGCCCGTGCCGAAGCACCGCTCGCACTCAATCAAACAGCTTTCGTACCCCTGCCACGGGTTGCCGTAGCTGTAGCCGCCGACAACGCGCTCGCCTTCGACACGGCGCTCGCCAAGGCAGTCGGGACAGATCACGCCATCGCCTCACGCTTCGAATAGTCACCGCAGCCCGCCGCTTGCTCGGCTGCGTCCAGGTAATGTTTGTGCTTAGTGCAGAGCCATTGCGGCCCATCAACTGGCTTGGCGAACGAACAGGTGCGACAGTTCTGATCGACCGGCTCATCGCCGTGGCAGATCTGTTTGAAGTCGCACCACATGCAGTCGGGCGACTTAGGGTTCTCCGCAATGCGCTCCGGCATCTCGTCCACGTTCGCGACCATGTCGCGCATGCGCTCGGCGAAATACTCCGCCTCGTCGCGCACAAACTCGGTGCGGCACGCATCCCAATCACGGCATCCTGCCGACGCCACTGTCAGCCAGTGGCGCGTGTAGCCGCCGTGGAGCATGTAAAGCTGCGCTTGGACCCAATAGACAAAGTCCCACTGCCGCAATGTGGCCTTTTCGCCATCTTTCGCCTTAATCTTGCGGAAGCTCTCCAACTTGCGCGGCGCGACGACCTTGCACTCCCACACATGCGGCGTCTTTGGTGCCGCCGGGTGGCCGTAAACGACGCCGTCCATGTGGCCCGCCACATGCCCACCAGCATCAACGACCTCGAACTGTCGCCCCGTCTCCGGGTCGCGTGTCAGCAACGACGAACCCGGCGCCGCCTGGATACGCGCAGCGACGACGTCCTCGCCGCGGATGCCGTCATCAATCGCCGCAAGCCCGCGCGCTGGTATCCGTCGCGGTGCCGCCCATAGCCAGCCGTACCACTGACGCCGTGGACAGTAGCCGCCGCCGCTCATGCCGAGATGCAATCGCGGTGGCTTGGCAACCTCGCGCCGCTCCATCTCCGCGTCAGCGGCCGCAAGCAGCGCGTCGCCCTCGTTTATTTCAATCGCAACCATGTCTTCTCCCGAGAAAAAGGGCGGGCGCCGAAGCGCCCGCCAGTTGAACCGCTCTAGCTGGCCCAGGGCGCGGACGACGCCGCCGGGGCCGGGGCTGGAGCGGGTGCTGCGGAGGGAGTGGCCGCAGACAGCGACCCGGAGGCCGCCGGGAGGTAACCCAAGACTTCGTTGTATTCGGGGTTGTTCTTCTGGATGCCTACGCGGATACGCACCTGCTTCGCCAAGAGCTGGTCCGTGTCATCGATCTTCTGCATCCCAAGCACGGACCCGATTGATGACAGGCGCTCTTTCGCGATTTCGACCGCCTTCGGGTTGGTGTGCCAGAGGTTCAGATTGTCCCAGACCTTGCCCTTCGCGGTCTGGATTTCCAGCGACAGCATGTTCGTGCCGCTGCGCGTTTCCTTGATGTCGCAGGCAACGATCTCGCCGTCGTACTCGCCTGCCGGCAGCGGTCCAAACGAAGACGGCTCAACCGCCTCTACCTCAAAATTCAATTCAACCATTTACTTCTTCCTTCTGTGTGATTGCAGACATGAGCGCCGCCCATTCGAGCGGCAGTTCATCGGGTATCGGGTATCGGGTTTTCGCCACGAAGTTGGGCCGGGACGCACAGCGCAGGACGCGCTCACCAGACCCAACGGCCTTGACCTTTTTCTGGCCGAACGACGAGGTCGTTTCGCGCGTGGTCATCTTGTGATTGGCGAAGCCGACGACGTCACAAAACTCCGTGTACAAATCGGACGCGCGCTTGTGCAGCTTGATCTCAAAGCGGTCGAAGGCTTCCGTCGTCGGATCTTCGAACCGCTTGACCTGCGAATGCGCCAGCAGCACACACGCCATGCCCTTATCGCGCCGCAACTGGGTCAGCTTGCCCAACAGCGCGCGGTGGAACGCAAGCGCCATGACGTAGCCCTTGCCGTACCCGGCGTCCTCGATCGATTTGAACTGGTTTTCGTCGCAGACGCTCTTCCAGGTCAGCGCCTCAAACCAGTCCAAGCTATCGATCGCGACGACCTTGTAGTCGTGCTTCTCTTTAATCAGCCCATCCAGCGCTTCCATGACGGCGCCGGTCGTCTCGCAGAGATCGAAGCGGTCAACGCCGACGACATCGGCGCCCTCTTCGGTCGGCACGAAAATCGCGTGCTTGCCGCTCCCGGCTGCGAACGTGGTCTTGCCTACGCCCGGTGGGCCGTAGATCAGGATGCGGGGCGGCGCCATTGCCGTGCCGCTGGTGATGTTAAGAGGCATTGTTCTCTCCTTTCGCTCTCTCCAACAATTCAAGGACGACCGCCTCGCGCAGCACCCAAAGACGCGGCGAACGATCAGCGCGCACGACCACGATGTCGGCGTCGTCCTGATCAAAGGCGTCGTAAATCAATTTGAAGCCGGACTTCCGGCGCTTGCATTCGATGCGCAGCCCCTCGACCACAACGTCGCCGGCGAAGTCATCGCCGAGCTGCACCTTGTGCTGGCCGCTGCCGAACACGCGCTTCGCCTCCAGCCCTGCCGCTTCGGCTGCGACGACGACCTCGCGCTCAAGTTCGTAGCCGCGCTGTTTGTTCCGCGCGCTCATTGCTGCGCCTGCATGAATGCGATTTGATGGTCGTCGGCTGTGACCTCGCCGCCCGTCTCGCGCATAATGTTCGCGCAGATCTGCGCGCCGGGGCGCATGCGACCGATGGCGTAGTAGTAGACGGCCGGACGGCTGCACCCGAAGCGTGTAGCCGCTGCGGTGTAGGTCAGGTTGTTCTCAAGCAACCAATCGCGAAGTAGCATTCTCTCTCTTTTTCATTACGTGGCGTAATGTCGGAGAAAGTGCTATCACCCGTTCACAAATTCTGACAACATATAATTTGGCTACATGACAAAAAAAAATTTGTAGCCGATAAAAATGACAAAGGACGACACACATGGCGCAGAACAGAATTGCCGAACTCGCTGCGCGGGCCGGCCTAAAAATACCGGAGCTGGCACGTCTGATAGACGTGAAGGCGCCAACGCTGCGCGTCTACACTCGCGGCGAGCGTGAGCCGCGCCCTGCCCTGGCGGAGAAGATAGCTGAAGCACTGGGCTGCACCGCGAACGAAGTCATGGGCTTTGACATGAACGGCGGGCCACCGCCTAAAGACGTCGGCGAAAACCAGATACCGGTTTATGGCAACGCGGCTGCTGGCTTGGGCGCCGACGTCACCGACGTGAGCAGCCCGGTCGAATACGTTGGTCGCCACCCGCTCATGGCGAGCAGCGCAAACGGCTACGCCGTGTTTGTGGTTGGCACGTCGATGGAGCCGCGCTTCCGTGAGGGTGAGATTGTTTATGTGCGACCGGGCAAGCCGCCGCGCAAGGGCGACGACGTGGTCGTCCAGATCGAGGATGGCAAGACGCGCACCGCAATCGTTAAAGAATATGTGAGCGCAGATGACGACGAAGTGACGCTTTGTCAGCATAACCCAGCAAAAGAGATCAAGATTCGGCGTGATATCGTCGCAGCGATCCATATCGTCTGCGGAACATCCATAACGTAATTTTTTTACTTTACATTTTGTAATGTTTTAAACTAGGCTCTCTCTCCCCACAACGAGGAGAGAGAAAATGTTGCGCTTTGCAACCGAATTTATCGTTTTAGCGGGCCTAATAGCCCTCGCCTACTTCACAGTCATATTTAGCTGCGCCTCTATCGAAAGGTGCTTCGTATGAGCGGGCAGACTGCGCTGCTGGACAAAAAGCGCGCATGTATGGCGCTTTTTGGTTCCGCCAACTCCAACCGATACAAGCAACTGAAGGCGCTTGCCGCCGCAGGTGAGATCAAACTGATCGACGGCAAGTGGGTGCCGCGCGCCGAGATCCTGCGCCTCGCGGGCGATCTTGATGGCTGAGTGCGAAAAATGCCACGGCGACCACCACGTCCGCACGTCGAACGGCATGCTCATCCAGTGCGAGTGCATTACCGGCGAGCATTTCGACGTAGTCAACCGCCCGGCGCACTACGCGCAGGGCGAGATTGAATGCATCGACGCAATTAAGGCAGCGGTCAAAGACCTCGAAGGCTTCGATGCCTACGGCACCGGCACGGTCATCAAATACGTCTGGCGACACACACACAAAAACGGCGTCGAAGACCTGCGCAAGGCGCGCTGGTTCATCGACGTGATGATCCAAGAACTTGACTAGCGCGCAGCGCGCAACGCTGCATTTCAATATGGAGAGAGAGAGAGATGCTCCACGACGTTGAGGCAACGGCCTCGGAAAACGAAATCGAAACTTTCGCGCACAACGATTTCGAAACGGAATTGTTGATGTATATCGACGCGACGGCGCCCTGTACCGTCAATGATTGGCGGATCACGCCATTCCAAGCCAAGACGATGTTGGCTTGGAACAAAAACAACAGGTCGCTGAAGTCCGGCGTAGTAGAGCGCTTGGCGCGCTACCTGACAGAGGGCCATTGGCGCTACACTGGCGAGCCAATTATTTTTTCGAATACGCGGCTGTTGGACGGGCAGCATCGTCTGCATGCATGTGTTGCTGCGAACGTACCGCTTCAATCGAACGTAACTTTTGGGGTGGATGACGCGGCGTGGTCGTACATCGATTGCGGCGTCGCGCGCTCACCGGGTGACGTGTTCAAAATGCACGGCGTCGCTAACGCTAATGACGTGGCCGCAGCGACCAGGTTGGTGCGGGCGTATGAAACCGGCGCCCTGCCGCTGAAAAACCGAACAATCACCCACGAAGAGCTTTATGACCACTACTTACGCTACAGCGAAATCCAGAAAGGTGTGCGATTTGGAACAATGTGGCGGAACGAAAAGTTGTGCGCGCGGAATGCAGTGATCGCGGCTTTTTATATTTGCCAAAAGATTGACCCAGTTGCGGCTGAAGTCTTTTTCGTAAAGGTCGGCACCAGCTTGAATTTTTCCGGGCCGAATGATCCGGCGCTCAAGCTGCTAAAATTTTTCCGCAAGCTCGTCGCTGACGGATATGTGATCCGTAACCATGACAGCCTTGGCGCCATACTGACCGCCTGGAACGCGATGCGCGCGGGTCGTACGCCCCGCAGCTTGCAATACAAGCTGGGCGACCCTTGCCCGAGGGCTGTCTGAGATGCCAAATGATCTGAAAGAAGCGTGGCGGTTCCGCCATTCCAAAATGATCGCCGCGCCCGCGGAAAAGGCGGAGCAGATGCGCGCGCCTGACGTCGATTTTGGTGGTCAGTTCGAGGATGACCCCCGCGCAGTGCGTGAGGGCGGAAAATTAAGCCTAGTGACGCAGCAGCGTCTGCTCGCTCACGCCATCGCTCGGACGACGAGACGATGACCGCAGGGTAATTACCTGGACGTCATCGACGTCCTCAAACAGATCAGCGGCGCGGCGGGCAAAATCCTCCGCGTCGTTTTTTGTGGGGAATTCATGCGCGATACATGCTTCGTCATCTGGAAACGTGATCGTGACGTCGTACACGTCACCTTCGTCGTGCAATTTGATTGTGATCATAAAAAAACTCCCTTTCGTGCGACGATAACGCCACAACGAAAGGGAAAATAAAATATGCGATTTGCTCTGCATTTTGCTCTGCATTTTGCAGACTATTTTCCGATGACCTCTGCAACCGGCGTCATCGTAAGCTCCGGGTATTCGTCGTAGACCGACCAGCCGAGACGATTTCTTCTAATGACGTCCTGCGCCTCAATCTCGTCAACGCGCGCGCGCAGCCCTTGCGTGAACTGATTGTGCTTATGACTATTGTCACAAATCACTTTGTAGTAATGGTAGGTGAAGCCCTCTAACATCACTATGAAGTGCCTCGACGGCCTGACCAACTTCTGACGCTTGTCGTCGCCCTCCATCGGGTCCAAACTAATGTAACCGGCTTCCTGCGCTTGCCTGATCAGCCGCTGAAATTGGCTGTCCGGCACAGTCGCGCAGTTAGCCCTCAACTCTTGACGCGTGAGCCAGTAGCCGCGATGCCACGCCTCGCCAATCGCGTAACAAATCGATGAAGCAAAGCGGTTTTGGAACCAGAATTTTCGGGCCGGTGATGCGTTGGGCTTCCACGCTTCGTTTAGCCACCATAATCTTGCTTCGCAGTACGCAGCCATGAACTCCCTGTACTCACTAAGCTCCGACTGTTGTTCCAGCGGGATATCGTGACCCGTAAGCGAGTCCCAGTTTATGTTGCCCTGCACGCTCGGAATTTTTTTAGCCATGCTCTCTCTCCCTATATGTCAAACGCTGCGGTCATCTTGTCTGCCAGCGTCTTGTCGCGCCGTGGATCAGACAACCAATGTGCGTACTGCTTCCGCGTAAAATCGATGGACGTGTGTCCGAGAAACTGTGTGATTTGCGCGTCGGTGTAGTCCGTTTCGAAAAGTAAAACACTCGCATAGAAATGACGCAAATCATGCCACCGGATCGGCTCAATGCCTGCGGCAACGCAAGCCGTGTGCAGACCGCGTTTTCGCCAATTACTTGGGTCGGCTATGTTGCCAGCCAATGAAGGGAACACCAGCCCGCGCGACCGTTGCTCCAGCGGCTGTGCCAGCTTCCACTCTTTAAGATCTTGCACCAGCGGCGCCGGCAACGGGATTGACCGAACGCCCGCTTTTGTTTTGACAGTTCCCAACCCACCCGAACGATCACGCGCGTGTGTCACCGTGTACACTGCACCGTCCAGGTCAAGGTTATCCCACCCACAGGCCACCTGCTCGCCAGCTCGGACGCCGGTCGCGGCACCGAACTTGATCCGCAACGCATAGTCACCAGCGTGTTCGATAATCCGCCGGATGTCCGCGCGGCTGATACGCGGCGGCGGGTTGTGTTCGATCTTGCGCTTCGGCAGGTCAACGTCGCGGCACGGGTTTGTCCGCGCCCAATTGTTTTTCACCGCGTACTTCAACAACTGCCGCAACGTGTTGAAGCGGTTCAGCCCGGTGCTGTGAGTTTGCACAAAAATGGCCGGGATGATTTCCATCTCAATGTAGGCGACAGTGACGTCCATCACCTTGCGCTGCCGCAGCTCGGACACGTTGTCGAATATAAATTGCAAGTTGCGACGGTGCGTCCGCGTCTTGTC